ATTTGATACATGTGTTAGTTTTGGCACATGCCAACACTAGGTACGAGGTAGTTGGGTTTATCAAAGCTCGTGATGCTAAGTTAGTTCGTTATGAACGCCAGGTCGGAACACGACCTAAGTTCTATGGCATACCAGCTGAGGACTTAATAGACATGAGGCTCTTGCCTAAATGAATCCATTAGATCGGTTTATTCGTGAGGACATCACCCCCCAGGCTAAGATAGTTTATATTTATCTAGAGAGCTTGTACTATCGATATGGTAAGTGCTTGCCACGCCAAGCTACCATTGCGTCAGATTTGCACATCTCTAGGCGTACTGTTATCCGATGTATTAAAGAGCTAAGGGATAAGGAATTCATTGTATCTAAACGGTTAGCGTCAACGTGTCGTTACTTCCCAGTCAATGATGTGACAAAAAGTGTATATATTAATAAACAATATATATCTAAACTAGATATATCTAGACCAGATATATCTAGACATGATTTACGAGGGGGTAAGGTTAGATCTCTCATCCAATCCACTGCTAAAAATAACAATATCCATTACAGGTCTGCTGTGAAGCAGACCGAAGCTAAGAAAGCACGAGTGCCTAAAGCTCAGAAGGACAAGCTCTACAACTTTTTAAAAAACCTATCATCTGATCGTAAGAAACAGTTCTGGGATGATGTAATGAAAGGAGATAAGAAATGGCTCAAACAGTTTCCACAACTTGGTTAGTTGATGCCTTCGAAGAAGCAATAGCTACGGACAGAAAGCTCCCAGCTGCATATAAGAAAGGTTACAATGGTATGAAGTTCGACATCAAGCACGATGTCACTGAACACAATGCTTGGGATAAGCAACCATCACGCAGTGCTGCATCATCAAAAGAAATAGCACGGTATGATTTCTTGCTCTATCACATCACTCCATTGCTTGATAAAACAGAACGTAAACTAGTTTGGTCTAGAGGTATGGGTATGCCATATGTACACATTGGAAAGAAACTTGGCATGCATCGACACAAGGTTAAACAAATGTACTCGGAAGTTCTAATTTATATTAGGTATTTGGTTGCTTATGACAAATTTTTATTAGACAAGTATGACAAAATCAAATAGTTATTTAACTATCATTTGCAAATCATTGTATTTGATATCCCTTCTTTGTTAAAAGATAATCCATCATGGTAGGTAGATCTCTTTATTCTAAACGATGCGGTGCGTATGCACGATCAACTGGACTCCCATGTAAAGCTAAAGCCTTACCTAATGGTAAGTGTCGAAATCATGGTGGGTTATCGACAGGACCAAAGACAACTGAAGGTAAACTTAAATCATTAATGAATTTAAAATATGTCAAAGACAAACTTAAAAGAGAAGCTACCATTAATATTGGAGAAGCTCCAACAAGGGATACCACTATCTAAGATATGTAGTGACAAGACTTATCCAGCAGTCACAACTGTGTATTCCTGGATGAAAGACGATACTGATTTACACCAAGATATTATGAGTGCTAGACAATTAGGAGCATGGACTTATCTTGATGAAATGTTAGAGCTATTACAAACTGACATTGAACCACAGAAAGTTCAATGGGCTAGAGAAAAACTACACCACGGAAGATGGCTCAGTTCAAAACTATTAGCTGGTACATTCGGTGATAAGATACAGGCTGATGTTAAGTCAGACAGTAAGCTAACCATTGCATGGAGTACTGAAGCTGTACCTGAGATCAAGTGATATCTCCTATTTATTAAACGCAGCTGTATGATTACGCACACGCATGATGGAGTTCGATAGATTGGAATGATACTAAAGTGCAAAGGATATATGGCAGCTTGAGGTACTACCTCAGGTTCTTTTAATAATTTATTGGCTGTATTGCTGGGACATGTAGAGGACTACCAATCTTTTTATTATAATAACGCTAGGGATTCCGTTCTGTACGGCAATACTTTTTTTGAGAACGCATACCCCCCCACACCCCGAAAAGCGGTGTGCGGTATATAATATATATATCATAGGAAATTAATAGAACCACGCATGGACGAAGATCTAAAAGATTTAATAGCAATGATCGTTTACGATGAAACTAGCAAAAGTTTAATTATAAGCGTTACAGGCTTTAGAAATAATATTCACGGCAAAGATGTGTCTAACTGGATCTGCAATAACTTAAACATTGATCTGCTAGAAATAGACGGCAAACAACCAACGGTACATTAATGCAAATAACTATTCCGTATAGTCCAAGACCATTACAACAAGACATACATACACAATTAAGCAAACATAGATGGGCTGTACTCAGCATCCACAGACGAGCTGGTAAGTCCGTACTGTGCATCAATGAACTAATTAAAAGAGCGTTAACTAACGACCAATGGAATCCACGGTACGCATACATCGGACCGACATACAAACAAACTAAGTCAATTATATTTGACTACTTAAAATATTATGCTGGTGTCATACCTGGATCAAAGTTTAATGAACAAGAACTTAGTTGCACTCTGCCTAATGGAGCAAAGATCTCCCTCTTAGGTTCTGAAAATCCTGATAGCCTTCGTGGTAATTACTACGATGGTATTATCTGTGATGAATATGCTCAGATCAATCCACGATTGTTTCCAGAGATAATTCGTCCAGCTCTGTCAGATCGTAAAGGCTTTTGTTATTTTGTGGGTACGCCTCAAGGCATGTCCAATGATTTCTATACCAAGTACCAGTACGGCTTAAAAGATAAGACTTGGTACACGAAGATTGCTAAAGCATCTGAAACTGGCATTGTAGACAATGAAGAATTAGAAGCAGCTCTAGAACTTATGGGTAAAAATAAATACCGACAAGAGTTTGAGTGTGATTGGGTAGCAGCTTTAGAAGGTGCTATCTATGGAGATATAATTGAAAAGATTGAAAACAAAGGTCAGGTTGGTCGAGTGCCGTATGATGCCACTTATCCTGTTAGCACAGCTTGGGATATTGGGATCTCAGATAAGACGGTCATTTTATTTTTTCAGCAAGTAGGTCGAGCTGTCCAGATTATAGATTATTATGAAAACAGTAATGAGGGTCTGCCCCATTACATTAATGTGATTAATGGTAAGGATTACGTTTACAAGAACCATTACGGACCACACGATCTAGAACAACGTGAGTTTACTAATGGTAAATCCAGACGAGAAATAGCTTACGAGTTAGGTTTGCGTTTTAAGATTACACCTAAACTTAGTATTGAGGATGGTATTCATTATACCCAACTCTTGCTAAACCGTTGTTGGATAGACGTTGATGGTTGTAAGAAATTAATAGATGCCTTGCGGAACTACCACCGTAAGTTTAATGACACCTTGCAAATATTTAATATGAAACCAGTCCATGACTGGTCAAGTCATGCATCTGATGCGTTACGTTGCTTGTCTGTAGGCTTGGAAGAATTACGAGATGATAAAAAAATAACTCAGCAAACTGCTGATAACAACTACAACCCACTAGGATTACAATGAGTAGATTATTAAAACCCAAAATTAACATGCCAACTCCCCCTAAACAAAAAGTAGCTATGACTCCTATAGGTAGTGTTGCTGGTGATGTTGAAGAACTTGAAGCACCGAAAAAAGGTAAGAAGGCTACCATACTTACTTCCAACAGTGGTTTAATTAATGACCCAGAAGCAACTTATAACCCCTCACTGTTAGGATAACACTATGGCAAAACTAGGACTATATGCAAACATCCATGCAAAACGTAAACGTATTGCAGCTGGATCAGGTGAGAAAATGCGTAAAGTAGGCTCAACTGGATCACCAACTGCTAAAAACTTTACTCAATCGGCTAAGACAGCCAAGAAAACATTATTAGGATAACAACATGACTGAACCATTACAAGGCAAACAAAAAAAACTTGATGCAAATAAAAACAACAAAATAGATGCTGGAGACTTTGCACTATTAAGAAAAAAACCAAAAGTAAAACCAAAAACTTTATTAGGTTAAAGAAAGGAAATAAAATGATTAAAAAGAAAAAGAAAAAACCTTACGGTAAATAAACATGGCTAAAGAGTTAAACAAACAACAAGTTAAAACTTTAAAAAAACATTCTGTACATCACACAAAAAAACACATGTCGTTGATGGAGAAATCAATGCTTGAAGGCAATACCTTTACAACAGCACATAAGGCAGCACAAAAAAAAATAGGCACCTAACATGGCGTTAAAGAAACACCAAAGTCCATCAGGCGGTCTTAATGATGCTGGTCGAAAACATTTTGGAGTTAAAGCTCCAGTCAGCACAGGCACGAATCCTAGACGAGTATCTTTTGCTGCACGTTTTGCTGGCATGCAAGGACCAATGAAAAACCCAGACGGTAGCCCAACACGGAAAGCCCTAGCTTTAAAAAAATGGGGTTTTGGAAGTGTGGCTGCTGCTAGAACTTTTGCTAACAATAATAAAAAAACTTAAACAAGGAAAAACTATGAGTGCAATATTAAAACCAAAAATACCAGCTCCAGTAGCTATGACTCCAATGGGTGTACAAACTACAACTACACAAGACATAGCTCAAGATGTACAAAAAGCTAAAAAGAAAAAGAAGCCAGGACAATCTTCATTGATTGAAACTACTTCAGCTGGATTAGGCGGAGATGCCCCTACCTACCAATCAACACTATTAAGCTAAATGAAAAATAAAAATGCAGAAATGCTAGTAAGTCGTTTTTCGACATTACGCACTAATCGTTCTACTTGGGAAAGCCATTGGCAAGAAATAGCTGATTACATGTTGCCCCGTAAAGCTGACATAACTACCCAACGAACTCGTGGTGATAAAAGAAACGAAGTAATCTTTGATGGCACAGCAATACATGCACTAGAATTATTAAGCTCTAGTCTACACGGTATGTTAACTAATTCTGCTACCCCATGGTTTACTCTAGCTTATAAAGATGCAGCTTTATCAGAAGATGACGAAGCTAGGGAATGGTTAGATTCAGTAACTCAAGACATGTATGTAGCTTTTAATCGTTCTAACTTTCAACAAGAAATACAAGAGCTGTATCAAGATTTAATTTCTTTTGGTACTTCAGCTATGTTTGTATCAGCAGACGAAAAAAACTTAATTAGATTTAATACTCGACACATCAAAGAAATATACATTGCAGAAAATGAAAAAGGACAAGTTGATACAGTGTTTAGACATTTTTCAATAAGTGCTAGAGCTGCGGTTAATTTATTTGGTGAAGATAATGTGGGTCCAGGTATTTTAAATAAATTTAAAAAAAACATAGATGCCGATGTGAGTTTATTGCATGTCGTAATGCCACGAGATACTTATGATGCTTCAAAAGAAGATGCTGCTAACATGCCATTTAAGTCATGTTATTTAGATCCTGATGATGTTCACATGATTAATGAATCAGGTTTCCGTGAGTTTCCATACGTTGTACCAAGATATTTAAAAGCTAGTTATGAAATTTATGGTCGTTCACCATCTATGAACGCATTGCCTGATGTTAAAATGCTGAACAAAATGTCAGAGGTAGCAATTAAAGCTGGACAAAAACAAATTGATCCACCGTTAATGGTTCCAGATGATGGCTTTATGTTGCCGATTAGAACTGTACCAGGTGGTTTAAACTTTTATCGAGCTGGTAGCCGAGATCGAATTGAACCATTAAACATTGGAGCTAACAACCCAATAACAGTTAACATGATTCAAGATCGACAGTTGGCGGTACAAAAAACTTTTTATGTCGATCAATTACTGATGGCACAAGGTGGCAACATGACAGCAACAGAAGTGTTGCAACGTAATGAAGAAAAAATGAGATTGCTTGGACCAGTATTAGGTCGACTGCAATCAGAACTATTGCAACCGTTAATTGAACGAGTATTTAATATTTTAGAACGACAAGGCGTATTCAGACCAGCTCCAGAAATATTAATGGAACAGACTATTGATATTGAGTATGTAAGCCCATTGGCTAAAGCTCAAAAATCAGGGGACTTAAATTCAGTAATGCGTGGTATAGAAATTTTTGGATCAATGTCACAATTTGCACCAGTTTTGGATTACTTAGATGCCGATGGCTTAGTTAAGTATGTTCAAAAAATGTTAGGCTTACCAGCTGCTATTATAAAATCAGATCAAGAAGTGGCTCAAGTAAGACAACAAAGACAACAACAAGAACAGGCGGCTATGGAAGATCAAGCTATAGCTGAAGCAGCTCAATCAGCTGGAGCTGCTGCACCAATGATTAAAGCAGTTGAATAATAACCAAGGAGAAAACTATGGCTGATGAGCAACAAAATCAGGACCAACAAGAAAATCAAGAAAGACTAAATGAGTTAGTAAAAGATTATAAACTAACTTTTGAAAGTAAGTCAGGTGAAAAAGTATTGCAAGACTTACAAAGACGCTGCCATTTACTCACGACCACTAATGTTAAAGGGGATTCACATGAATCAGCTTTTATGGAAGGTCAACGAGCAGCAATATTATTTATAACTAATATGTTAAATAGGAAAATATAATGGAACTTTTAGAATTATTAAAAAAAGTACGAGAACTATGGATGGCATTAAAAGCTAAATGGAAAACCATAACTATAGTTATTGCATTAATCTTAATTTATTTAATCATAACATAAGGAGACAACTATGTCAGAAGATCAGGTAACGGAAGTCGAACAGCAAAGTCAACCGTCTGAAACTACTGCAACTATAGAACCAACTGCTACTACTGAAGCTAGTTGGAGAGATGCATTACCAGACGATTTAAAAACCAACGAGTCACTAGGAAAATTTAGTGATATTTCAACTCTAGCTAAAAGCTACATCAATGCTGAACAGATGATTGGCAAAGACAAGATGGTAGTGCCAGGGGCAAATACTACTGAAGATGAATGGAGTGACATCTACGATAAATTAGGTAGACCGTCAGCTCCAGAGGCTTATGAACTTAAAGCTGAACTAGGTGAAGGTGAAGAAGTTGATGCACAACTGATGAGTAGTTTTAAAGAAACCGCTCACAAGCATGGACTATCACCAGCTCAAGCTCAAGGATTGTTAGATTATTATAATAATATCTCAACGCAATCTATGACTGATATGAATAATAATTCTGTGTTAGTACAAGAACAAAGCCAACGAGAACTCCGTGAAGAATGGGGTGGCAGTTATGAAGCTAATCTTAGTCAAGCCTCAAATATTGGTAAACAATTTTTTGGTGAAGAAATATATGGCTTACAAATGGCTGATGGCTCACAACTTGGAGATAACCCCACGTTGATTAAAGGCTTGGCAAAAATGGCAAGTGTTGTTTCTGAAGATACGTTAGTCGGTGATAAACAATCGGCAGCTTCAGGTAATAACTTTCAACAACAAATTAATGATTTAACTGGACCAAATACTGCGTATTGGAACAAAATGGACCCCCAACACGATGCAACGGTGCAAAAAGTTTTGGCTTTGAGATCAATGATCTCAGGCTAACCAAGATTTAGAATAACTGGTTTACCAGCTCTAAAAGACAATAGGACAGACTATCACCTACCAGGTGTTAAATGTAAGACAACCCCCTCTGGGATAATTGGCTGTAAAAATAAATAACCTTAACTTAAACAGAAAACAGGAGACAAATATGTCAATTGAAATAACAACTAGTTTTGTAGAACAATATAGTTCTAACGTAACTATGTTAGCTCAACAAATGGGTAGCCGTTTGAGAGCTGCTGTGGATGTTGAAAACGTGGTAGGTAAAAACGCATTTTTCGATCAAGTTGGAGTAACTGCCGCAGTTGCTAGAACTTCTCGTCATGCCGATACCCCACAAATCGACACACCACACTCAAGAAGAAGATTAAGTTTAGCCGATTTTGAATGGGCTGATCTTATAGACGATCAAGATAAAGTAAGAGCTTTAATAGATCCAACGTCTAACTATGCAAAAGCTGCGGCTGCTGCAATGGGAAGATCCATGGATGATACTATTATTGCTGCTTTAGGTGGATCAGCACAAGCTGGTGTAGCTGGTGCAACTGCGGTTGCATTACCTGCTACATCTAAGTTTGCAACTGGATCACAATCAGATGGATTAACTATAGCTAAACTAATAGCGGCTAAAAAGTTTTTCGATTTGAATGACGTTGATCCGTCAATCCCCAGATACATCGTCTGTGGAGCAACACAAATCTCTGACCTACTTGGTACTACCGAAGTAACGTCTAGTGATTTTAACACAGTTAAAGCTCTAGCTATGGGTGATGTGGATTCTTATTTAGGATTCAAATTTATCTTATCTAATAGATTGGCTTTTGACGCAACACATACGGATGATAGAAAAATCTTTGCTTTCACGCAAGACGCTATCAAACTTGGCATTGGTAAAGACATCACTGCTAAGATTGATGTACGACCTGACAAATCTTATGCTACACAAGTTTACACTTGCATGTCGATTGGTTCAGTGCGTATGGAAGAAAATAAAGTTTTTCAAATTCCGTGTGATGAATAGAAATAGGAGAATATAATTATGGGTACTAAAAACTCAACTTTAGTGGCTAACTTCGAGTCTGTTCCACAGACTATGAATGATGCTGCCCTTTTGCATGGCGTTATGCGTGTTGCACAAGGTACTATAGCTCTTGCTGCTGGTGATAGTGATGACAATGATATTGTTATGCTAGCACCAATACCAAGTAATGCTGTTGTATCTCAAATATTTGTAGGTTCAGATACGCTTGGCGGATCTTGTACTTTCAATATTGGGATTTACAAAGATGATGGAACAGTAGTAGACGAAGATTTATTTGCAAGTGCGGTGGCTGATGCTGCTGCATTGGCAGATCTTCGTTTCGAAGCTGCAAACATCAACACAGCTGGGCAGAAAATGCACACGCTTGCTGGTGATTCAGTAGATCCAGGTGGATATTATTATGTAGCTGCAACTATGCAAGCTGCTGGTGGTACTGCTGGTGATATGTCTTTCAACATTACTTATGTTGTTAACTAAGCACTAAAAAATATAGGGGCAGTCTTATGGCTGCCCTTATACAAACTAAGAGATATTTTATATGACCTCACAAGTAGATATTTGTAATGGAGCTTTAAATCAAATTGGAGCATCCACAATTGTAAGTCTGTCTGATGACAGCAAGAACGCTAGAATGTTAAATCAAAGATATGAGATGGTTCGAGAT